ATGGCTGAAAATAAATACTGGATTATTTCAAAACGATTAAATGAAAAAGAAACGGCAATAAACAACCTTAACGAATCTGCTCAACGTTTCATTAAACAAGCAGAAATGGAACTTGGTGAAGCTAGGTTAATGGTTCATGAAAAAATCTTGATCTACAATGGATTCACACTAAGAAACCTTGATTTAACCGGTATTGATGAAGGATTGAAGGCTATATATCAGAATCTAATTGATGAACATAACATTAACAATTTGAAGAAGTATTCTAGATACAATCATGTGGTAGCAATAAAACGTTACTACCGGATTCGAAAGGGAATATGGAATCACTGGTCAACGTATTTAGATGTCATGGATGACTTATGGCTTGAATTAGCAGAAATTTATGATGAATTGGTAGAGGATAAAAGTAATCCAAGAACAAATAAACTTTTTACACAGCTAGAAGTATTAAAAAGTAAATTGAATAGTGTAAAGAATCATCGCTTTGACAATCCTCACTTTGTTAAAGAATTAGAATTCATGTTCTTTGGTGAAGACGGACTTGGAACATTAAGTAAAAATGATGTGATAAGTTTATTCAACCTTGATAAGTCAAAGGAAACACAAGTTCAATTAAATAAATATCCAGATCAAATTACTATTGATGACCTTTGGGATATGACTTTTATACACAGGCTAGAAGAAGAGGAAGATTGTTTTGCATTTGAGAATAAATACAACTTATTCGTAAAAACAATGCTAAATAATAATGAGGTTAAAGAAGAGATGAATAAAGTAACTGATGAAGTATTCGGGGATTTGTTTTCATCTATACCTACATACTCAGTGGCAACGGATAGTTTTGGTCGTGCTACAGAAATTAAAAGAAATAAACCAACACTAAGAGTGGTAAATGGAGGAATAAACTAATGACTAAAACTAAAAAAGATATTGTAACAATGATTGGTGAATTAAATGAAGCAATTACGGAGGTTGTAGATCAGCAAAATACCAACTTAGAGGAACATCGTAATGATGTAGATTTCTTACTATCTTATATTCTACAAACTACATCTGAACAAGAGTTTAATCACTATTTAGCACATAATATTGCAGAAGGAAATGTTAGTCCAGAAGCAGAGAAGATGTACGAACTTATTATCAAAGAATTATATGATGGAGAATTATATCCAATGCCTGTATTTATTAAAAAGTTAGATTTAAATGATGAAAACTTAACAGACTATGATGTTAAAGAGTACGTTAATTACTTAAAAAGATTACAACATAAACCTGAATATAAGCCACTTTATAATGAAATCGAAAAGATACTTGCTGAATTTGGTGAAGATGAAGCATCTATTGCTGAAAGATACGAAAGAGATAAACAAGATGGAACTTGGTAATAGGTTAATGACGGCAATCACTAACCTATCTGTAACACTTATGTAAAAACATTCATTCACAGTATAACAAAATGGACAGTGGAGTTCTAGCGCTGTCCTACAACTTAAATGTGCGTTATTAAGAAATGGAAAGGTGATACCAAATGAGAAGTGAAAAAGATTATGTCTGTTTTTCGCAGACAATGGCAGGATTTTTGATGACTAGAGGTTGTAAATTGAAGAATATTAAACGTTCTACAAAAGATAATTCGAAGTTTGTTTATTATTTCCCTAATACAGATTACGTCTTAAATCATGCAGAAGAGTATATAGAAAGCCGAAAGTAATCGGTATTTAATCGGAGTGAGGAAATGGAAAACGATGTCTTTACGGAGGAAGAAGCAATAAACATAACAATTAAGCATGGTTATAAAGGTAATGAGTTTAATACATCTACATGGAAGCAAAGAGGCTGCTTACGACCTGATAGAACATTTGATGGCTTAATAAGCAAATTAAACACTATCTATAACTTTGTAGACGTTGAAGGTAAAGGTAAAAAGAGACAATACATACTTAAAGATAAAAAAGATAAAGTAACTGAGCGTATTAAGAATTATAAAGGGTCTGTAGCTACGATTGAGGATGAAATAATGAAAGAGTATATATTTAACTCCTTATCTACTAAAAGTGACTTCACGCAAGCGTATAGAGGTTGGGCTAACACTCTAAAGTTTCCAGATGTAAGCAAACTTTCTGTTGAAGAAATGATTGCTGAAATAAAGAGATTGCATAGAGGTTTCCCAAGAATGTATAACCCAAATGAAGTTGTAAGCAGATTCATTCAGACAATCAATACAAGAAATAAAGATGTAATTGAAAAGTCATTTAAACGTTTAGTCCAAGAAGGAAGAATTAAATTAACGGAAATATACAATGTTAAAAATCTTGATGGACAATACGATGAGGTTAATGAATTGGAATATAAGGAGCTTCAATTGTTTCAAAAAGAAATTTTAGATGCGAATGATACAACTCTCGGTGCATACAGCCAAGCAAGGACTAGCATATTTAAAAGTAAGAAGATGAAAGAAGTTATACATAATGTTAGCAAACAACTAGCTGAAGAATTTAATATCGAATACTTTTTTACCTCATATAACGTTAGGGTGCTTAATCCAGAAATAAGACGAGAAGTATCTATAGAAGAATTTAATAATGCGTATATCAACAGGTTGATTAAATTGACCTCAAAAAGACATACCAGAAAAGAAAATAATTATGATAAATCTTTACAATTTTGGAAAAGGTTCTACTTACTAAATACATTAGCATTGCTAAATTATATGGGTGCAGAGGTGAAAGAAAGATTTGAGGATGAACGAGTATTCCAAATAGAAAGAACAGATGACTTTGATAAGGATACTATGATACATAATCTTAATGCTGATATGAGAAAAGAAGAGATTCGTTATTCATTTGGAAGTGTTGAAGTTAATGAGGAAAGTTTACCATTTTAAATTTTGTCGACAATCCAGAGTAATAATATATAAACCTTTATTCTACAGTTTGGGTTGTCGACAAAAATAAATTTATCTTAATTTAACCGTTACATAATAAAAACAATTAAGTATATATCATCTTTTTAAATGTAGTGACCGAATGGGAACGGAGTTTAAAAAGTGAGGCAAACATTTAAGCTCGTCTTAAATGTGCGGCAGGCACTTGATCTTATGTTTTGTATTAGAGACAAGATCAAAACCTCGCCCCTTGGACTAACTTTTTTGCTCGTGCCTCACAAAAGAAGTGAGTCCGTCCCCCCGGGGAAATTGTATTTTACATAAATATAATAATCAAGGAGAGTGTTTATATATTGGAACAATTACAAAATGTTAATGTATTAGCTAATAATATAATCAAAGGTAAAGTTGACAAAGTAAGCAACCCTGACAAATATCGTGCTGAAAGTTATTTACAGTATGGTGATAAAGTTAGACCGAAAGACTATGATCCTATCAAACTAACAAAATCAGATATTGTTAAAGGGTTTAGGTATTACAGAAGCAAACTTAATAAATATCTGAATAGTGAAGAGGAACGATTACAAGCTGTTGTTGATCAAATTGGTGACGATGATAAAGGATATGATACATTTCTAACTGATTACACTTTCAGTAAGGTATATGCTGATAAGAATGTGAAGATTAGAAAGACTGATCTTTTATCTGAATTTGATGCATTTTCTAAAGGATTGACCACACTAGAGGATTACATTTTCAAAGCGACTAAGCAACGAGAATTAGAATATCCTTTCCTTACTGCCAATGCAAAAGATAACATTCAGCAACGTGAACGGCTAATAAATTATTCTGTTGATGACTCTAAATTTAGTAGTGGAATAAGTGAAAGTCTTATTGATTTAGCTTCATTGGAACGTAATCAGATTGAAATTATGTCAAAGCGACTTAGCCAACAAACGATGAGAAAGAAAAGAGAGATATCAGAAGATGACTTTAACAACTATCCTGAGTTACTAGAAATGCAAGCATCGATTATTTTGCTTAAAGATGAATTAGGTCTAGTTGATGATGATAGGGAAGAAAAGCGAACGGATTACATAAATAAAATTAATAATCAATTAGAGTACATAAAGAAACAAACATTTGTTGCTTGGAGAAACGGAAAGTCTAGAATCAATTTAGATCATCTTTATCAAGATGGTAAGCTTAAAAATCCATATCATAAAGAACTAGTAGAGGTTAACACATTCACTTTACCTCCTGTTGCTTCGCAGGACGTTCTAGAGGCTGAAATGGAACGGAAATGGGAAGAGTTGCTAAATTACTATGGTAAGCCTAAAAACGGTGTCAGTCATTATTCCAAGGCAGAGAAATTAATTAATGAAATTAACTATGAGATGAGTGTAGTGAAAGAAAGTTTAAGGAAACCAATACAAGCTAGGGGATATAAACCAAAGGTACAAGCCATAACAACAGAGAATGCAGCACTAAATGAGATTAGAGATAAATTTAACATGGGTGATCCTGAACATGTATTTGCGCTATTATCATTCCAGCAAGAAAGCAAAAAAGAAAACGATGGATATAGTATTGCAATAGATGAAAATGGACAGGAAAGGAAAGTTAGGAAGTATAAGAGTTTTATGAATTATTTTCCAGTTTACTCTATGCTTAAAAGTAAATTTCAACATAGTGCTGGTAATGAAGTTTACCTCCTTCTTAGAGACTTCAACGCAGCGATACAGAAGGCAAATGAGCTGGGCTTACTTTCACCTATGGAACTGGATATGATAGCCGTAGTAAAGCAAGAGAAGGGCTACGATACCATTAAGACTGAAGCAACATTACATATTAAATCAAAGAAGGAACATAAGAAACATTATGATATAAAGGGTAGAGAGTTATTAGATAAGCATCCATATGAAAGAGTTTTAGAATACATAGCTGAAAACTATCTTGATGTATTGAGTGTGAGAGATGTGAAGTATAAAATAAAGAATACCATTAGTAAGAAAATTGCTCATGCATACCTAGATTTGATTGAGAAAGATAAATATAATAATAAAATTTGTACTAAATGTGGAATCGAAAAACTTGCTAACCAGAGAAATTTTAGTCCATTGAAGAATGGGAAGGATGGCTTAAAGTCAATTTGTAAGGTTTGTTGCTGATATAAAACTCGGAGAACGTGAAAGATTGCGTTCTCTGTTTTTATGATGAAAAATTTAAAGTGTAAATAATTAAATATATCATAATTCAATATATAAATTCAATATATTTATTTATAAAATATTGTAAAAAATGTATTCATCACTCTATTAAGTTATGAAGAGGCGATAGCATTCTTCTAACATTTTGTTGTTTTTCATTAATACAATTCTCCTCTTAATCGGATCAATAGTTAGGGAAAGCTATTGATCTATTTTTTGTACATTCATTCAAGTTATATATTGAAATTATTTAATAAAATTTTATTAGGAAAAGAAAGGAGAGAGGGGAGATGACACGGGACGAAATACTTCAACTATTTGTTGAGAAAAAAAAGAAACGGCTAACTAATAAAATGTTGGCTGATTCGATTGGATGTTCTGCAAGTCTAATTTCACATTTTTTCAATTTCCAATGTAATTTATCAGAACAGAAGGAAATTGAATTAAAGAGGATTATACGTGATGCTAAGGAATATCGCACAGTCACGATTCCGATAGATTAATAACTTGGTCATTATCGGTCAGTTAGTCGCTGCTCGCCAATATCGATGATTCCATGCTGTGACCTTATCAAAAATATCGACTTTAAACTAAAAGCTATCAGAGAATACGTCTACGACATATGAGTTTAGACAGCTTAATTTGTCCTCCAAAATTACGTAACGTCTTTTTCCCTCCGTGCATGAGCTTGCGAGGACTTTTTCAGAGAGTCCTCCGTTCGTGCATTCAATTCCTCGTAATACATATAAAATAAAATTATTGAGGTGAATTATGAAACAAGTTATTACTTTTGATAATAAAGAATTGGATCAATTTGAAGAAAGAGCATATAAGGCAGCTAGAAAAGCGAATCAAGAATTATTTGGTGGTTTATTAAGTTTCTTTAATCGTTTATTCGATGAAAATGAGTTGATAATTAAGGAATTGGATTACATAAAATCAGTTATACAGCTTCAAGAAGATAAACCTAAAAATAATGGTGGAGTTGTAAAGAATGTTGATGAAAAAGTAGTTGGAGAAGATAAAAGTCCTTCATTCGGTTCATTAGTAAATCAAAACTTATTCAATTTATCTGATGAGGAAAAAACAGCTATGAGTGAAGCTTTTAAAAAAATGAGAAACCAGTCAATAATTCCTAACATACCGGTTAAGTCTGTAGAATTTCCAAAGTTGAGAGGTGATAATGATGATACCAAATAAAATTAAAGTTGCTGGAATTGATTATGCAGTATTACTCAAAAATTTCATTGAAATAAACGGTGATCGAAATTACCAGGGGTCTTGTTCATACGTTGATTCAGAAATTGAAGTATTAGATGGGTTATCAGAAGATAAAAAAGAACAGACGTTCATTCATGAGTTAACTCATGCTATTTTCCATGAAGCAGGGTTTAAAGAGCAAGATGAAGATATGGTAAATAGAGTAGGAATTGTTCTATATCAAGTCTTAAAAGATAATAAATTATACTTTGGTGGTGAATAGATGAATTTATACAAAGCATGGAACAGTGATATACATAGTGAGCACGACATTATTGTCATGTATGCAGAAAATGAACAAGTTGTTAAAGATGGTATTGCAAATATTAGAAGTAAAGACGATTGTTTTACTGAATGGTTATTTGAGGATGCATGTTTAGATGAAATCATTGAGGATTTAGAAGGTAACAATAGAGTATTTTCTTCTATACAAGATGGAAAACAAGCTTTTGCAAATGAAGTATATCGTGCAATTCATTTAAAGGAATGGACGATACAGGAAATTAAAGATGTTCCTGAGAATCATTTTGTATGTGCCGTTTACCCTGCAGACTATACTGGTGTACAGGAAAATGTTGAATTAATATTTGTCCCAAACGATTGTAAGAATACATATGAGTTTACTATAGATGAAATGGCATTAAGAGAAAGCAAGGGCTACATTTTTAGAGAACATATAGATGACGCTGCTATTAATATGAGTTTTCATGAGCGTTTCTTTATAATTGATGGGGAATATGCCTATTGTTTGTTTGACTGTTATAGACCTGCTAATTTCATACTTGAAAAATTTAATTATGATGTAAGGGCATCTCATAAGTTTATTGAAGAGAGAAGAGTAGCTAATATTTTTCATTTCTTTATAGAAAAACCTGAATACGCTGAATTGTATTTAGATTATGTGGACAACTATACCAAATATGAGGAAGATATTCCATTTGATGATAAGTTTTATAAATATGTTGCTAAGAAATTAATACAAGAAGGCGATTGGAATAAATACACTGTGAAGGAAATTAGAGAGGGTGAATAGATGAGTAATCGTAAGAGTCGTTATATAAGCATGGACAAGAGAATTTCTAAACTTGCACAAATCGTAGAGGAACATAATATTGAAACAGATGATCCAATTCAGATTGAAAGATACAATTCTTATGAAATTGCACTCAGCATCATTGAAAATAGACCAGCGATATTGAAAGATAATAAAGTTGATTTAATACATAGCAATAAAATTTGGGATGACTTAAAGGATTTCTTCCACGATTTAGTTGAGCCGATTAAGAATATGTTTACTTATTTAAAATGGAGGAAAAGAAGTGAATAAGGTGCTTGAAGAAGGTGTTTTTTGTCAAAGATGCGAAACATTTTTAAATTATGAAAAGTTAGCAGAATGGGAATGCGGCCAATGTATTGGTGAATGTTTCAAGACAGCGAAAATAATGATGGTTACTACTGATAGCGACAAATAAATTGTGGCTTTTTTATTTTGCAATAAAGGAGTGAAAATATGATCATTAGAAAAACATGGAAAAGTAAAAAGGTTATTGGTGAAGTATTTACATATCCAGCTTATTATTATACAGGTTATTTCTTTCTGGGAATTTTACCATTGTACATATCAAGAACATCTAATTAATTATTTTAACATGGGTGTGTAGCTCAGCGGTAGAGCGACTATTCAACTCAACCTTGAATATGTATTTCGTTGGTTCGAATCCAACCACATCCACTATATAAAAATGTATTTAAAAGAAGGTTTTTAACTCCCTTTTATAGAAATACTGTATGTTACAGAGAAAGGAGAGTTATACATGTTTGGTAATGAAAAATTAGGTACTGCGCTTGTTCAATTAGTAGTAGAAAAAGCAAAGGTGAAATTGCTTTTAGACATGTTAGAAGAAAAGGGTGTAATTGATAGAGCAGACTTTGAAGAAAGATTTTTAAATCTAACTCAAGAAGAATATGCTGAAATTGCAAAAGAAACATTTGACTTGTCAGATGAAGAAGCCGAAATTATGTATAAGGAAGATTAAAGCATCCATTTAGGGTGCTTTTTATATGGAGGGAAATAAATGTTATCTACTTTTCAGATCATATTATCTTGCTTAACTGTAATTTTCTCACTTGGATTGTTAGCCGAAGATAACAGTGTAAATACATATGAGAACAAAAATAGATACTTATCCATTGTTTTAGCTTCGGTGATTGCTTTAACAGTTACATTTTTTATAGGTGGTTAATATGGAAAGTAAATATGATGACATTGTAATTATAAATGGTGAACCATATACAAGAGAATATTTAGAGTCATTGGAAAAATGTAAAGAAAAGCTAATTGAAATGGATAAGATATTTGAAGAGATGAGGGAGAATGATTGATTACACTTGAAAATATAGGGCTAAATGAGACTGGCGATACTGTTGTTATTTTCTTTTCTTTTGAAGGTGAATATCTCGATATTGTTGAAGGTGAACTTAAAATTCCTAAAGAGGAATGGATTGAAAGTAAGATAAGTGGAGAACCAGACGATGGAATGATTGCACGTTATTTTAAACGTCAGTTATTTGATTTCTTAGGTTGCGAGTTAAATGCCGTATAAAACGATGAATTGTAAATATTGCCCCTGTAAATTTGTTCGAAAGAGTAAAAAATGCAGATGGCAAAATACACGATTGTTTTATAAGGATTCACCTATATCTTATTTTTACTATCTATGTCCAAGATGTGAAACTAAGCATACTCTTTTATTTGATACACCTGTCTATAACGAATCGTACATAAAAGTGTTAGTTGCTAAGAATAAAGAAGAACGAGAAGAGGATAGAAATAGTTTAGATGAGATAAGACGAGAGATTGAAAGGGAGTTGAGATTATGAAAATGGAAAGATTTTTATTAAGTGACAGATTCCTAGATTGTTTGAAAGAACTATATGTTCGCTTACTTGATAGTGATGACAATACAAATATGGCTATTGAATGGTTATCGAGTGATACCAAACAATTAATTGAAATGTTTAAGAAAAACCAAGGGACGTTAACGTTTATAAACTTGGCTCATTATATTATCAATGACATTCGGAAGTTAGAAAGTGGAGAAATGAGATATTCTCTAGTCTGTAATTTGTTCAGTAGTGCTTGGGAAGTAGATACTATGGAGAGAGTATTATGAAAAGTATTTTTAAAGGGACGCTATTGTTAGCTTATATTTTGCTATTTATTAAATTTATCTTCATGGCTTCTATTGCATGTGGAGTTGCATGGATAATAGGACTAATTTTCAATATAAGTATTAATTACTTTATTCCCATTGGAATTATAGCAGGTATCTATGTTTTAGTTAATGTTTATATATTCATTCAGGGATTATTGATGAAAAAAGTAGTAAATAAAATAGATGAAGAGTTTGATACAGGTTTCTTCAAATAATCTGTATCTTTTTAAATTTTGATTAGATAAAAAGGAGATGGTCATATGGAGAGCGCAGTCATACACAATGGTGTTGAGTATACAGTAGATGATATTAGAGATCTTGTAAGTAGAGCTGTTGATGTTGCTAGAAAAGTATGGAATAGAATTGTAGATACATTACAAAACTTTGCAGTTAATCTTGGAAAATATTTAGTTGAGTTAAGTAAGTTTTTAGGTGAGCAACCTGGATATAAACGTCTATATAAACAGGAATATTTAGATATGTGTGAGTCGATGTCAGAAGGTAAAAGCAACAATTGGAGAAAGGCACATGGATTACATTTAAGACGTAATTTTAGTGGGACTTAATGTGTCCAACTTGAGTTCAATAGTAAAGGGGTGATACTTGACATGAGTGAAGAAAAATTAAACAAACAACAATTAGCAGCAGCTCAACTATTAGCGCTTGGAACTATTGATAAACAAGACATTGCTAAGCAAGTTGGGATAAGTAAAACTACACTTTATAACTGGATAAATAAGAATGGTGAGTTTGTGGCAGAAGTGGACACAATTAAACGTGACTTCAAAAATTTTGGCAATCAATTAATGGAGGCTAGGTTAGTTGATGCGGTTAACGGCTATTGGAATTTAATTCAGAAAACGGATAATGCACAGACGGCTGCAAAGGGTTTTGAGTATTTTATAGATAGATCACTTGGTAAAGTTACATCTAATCTTAAATTAACCACTGAGGTCGAGAATATTAAACCGATTGATAAAGATACATTAGATGCTGAGTTTGAACAATTTAAACAGGAAATGCTTGAATCTAATGAAGACAATGAGGAAGTATAGATTACATAAAACATTTATTAAATGAAATGTGCAACCTAATTTGTAAAACCCTATTAAATCAATGTTTAGGTGTTACATAAAGTTATTACATTTAATATTACATAAAAGGTTTACATTAATTATTCTCTGTATTATAATGGAATTAACAACAATTACAGGGAGTGGTTATTATGAAAACAAAGAAGATTGCTTATGCTCGTGTATCTACTCAGGATCAATACTTAGATAGACAGCTTGAAGCATTGAATAGCTATGGATATGATGTATTAATTAAGGAAAAGTATACTGGTACTAAAAGGGATAGGAAAGGCTTAAACGAACTACTTGATCGTGTACAGCAAGGTGATACAGTTATTGTTGAATCAATCTCTAGGCTAGGCAGGAAGACATTAGACATACTGAATATAGTTGAAGAGTTAGACAGTCAGGGTGTAACCTTTGTTAGCTTAAAAGAGAACATGGATACTTCCATTCCTACTGGTAAAGCTATGTTTCAAATGATGTGTGTCATTGCTGAGTTAGAACGTAACATGATAGCTGAGCGTGTTAAAGAAGGATTAGAGAGCGCTAAGAAACGTGGTAAGAAACTTGGTAGACCTAAGATGGATAGTGATAAGGTAAGTGTAGCAATGAGAATGTATGACAGTGGAGAGTATACTATTAAAGAGATAGTTAAAGAGGTTGATATATCTCAAGGTAAACTATACAAAGAAATCAATAAAAGAAAACTTGTTAAAGACAATCAATAATAATGTTGATGTCTTTTTTATTTGGACTGAAGGGGAGGGTGCTTTCTATTTTTGAATATGTCAAACCCCCCATAGCAACCTTTATAAATTCTACAATTTTTTCTAGGATTTTTGAAATGTTTGGAGGTGGATAAATGAGTAATGATACTACAGTCAATCTCAACACTACTGAGAATCGTAAAATCCTCTATAAATATCTAGTTATTCAAACGATGAAAGAGCAAAATGTTAAACTTGAATTTGCTCAGAAGTTTGCCGAACATGTTATAAAGAAACGTGATAAAGAATTATTTACTTATCATGGTTTAGCATGGGAACTGGGATCGAAGAATCTAGAATTTTTCTGTATGTTTTTTTTACGTGAAATCTTCAATAATGAAGAGGAAGGAACAGCAGAAATTGCACCTATTCATAAAGAAATATGGTCAGATATTGAAGAGGTAATTTTACATAATAAGCACAATAAACAAGGTTACATCCTCCCTCGTTCTACAGGTAAATCAGCATTCGGAAATTTAGCCACTATTGTATGGAGTCACTCCTACGGTTACAAAAAATATTCCCTAGTTTGTTCAAGCATCGGTTCAACAGCTCAGAAATTTGTTAAACAAGTTAAAGATGCTTTAGTTGATAACATTTATATAGAATCCTGTTTTGGTAAATTGTTAGATCCATCAAATAAAAGATTTATCTGTAATTCCAATCAACTTGAATTATTAAATCGTTCTATGATTGAGAGTATTTCTTCCACTTCATCTATGCGTGGTCGTAAATATGGAAATATTCGTGTTGAACTTGCAGTTCTAGACGATTATCAAGATGAAGATGATGTAGCAACACATGAGGCAAGAGAAAAGAAATGGAAACGATTTGTTGATGATGTTTCTTATGCTATGCAAAAACCTCAATATAAAAATGGAAAAATAGTCAGACAAGGAACACTAATTGCTCTAGGTACATTGCAGCACTCAGAAGATTTCTACGCAAGGTTAATGAAATTGCCTACTTGGAAATTTAGACATGAAAAAGGTGTTCTTATTGATGATATAGATACATTATTTACTGAAGGTAAATGGCTAGAATTTAAAAAGATTCTATTCAATAAACACGATGAAAATAGACTTGAAAATGCTAAGGAATTTTATTATCAGAATGAAGTTGAAATGATATTCCCTGTGCTATGGTCAAGTTATTGGAGTTGTTTAGATATGGCATTAGATTATTATTCTGATCCTGTATCATTCCATCAAGAGGTACAAGGAAACATTAATTCTAAAGCACAGAAAAGATTTACAACCATTATGACTGAATCTAAAGAAAAGGTTGGCTCTCATAATTTTGTAAAGACAATGCTTTGTATTGATCCAGCAGGTACTCGTAACAAAGGGAATAAAAAGGACTTTTACGCTTTTGTCGTGGGTAGTAAATCAGACATGAATATTAAATACGTTCGTAAAGGTGAAGTATTTAAATTTGAGTTTGAAGATTACATGAAACATACCCTGGAATTACTTAAAGAATATCCTGATATATCTCATATATATGTTGAAAAAAATACATACTCAGGAGCGGATGTTCTTAGACTTCAAGAATTAATCAAGAAGGATAAAGAATTAAATAAACGTTCTTTTGAGTGGCTTAATTATGCTCAAACAAAAAATAAAGATGATCGAATTAATACAATTGTTGCTGATGTAAATATGGGTAGGATTGTATTTAATGAAGAAGATGAAGAAGCTATAGAACAATTAAGTGAATTTGCTGGATGTGATTTTAGTAAGCATGATGACTTTCCAGATATAGTTGCTGAATTTTCTAAGCTAATTGATGAGATAAAAGTAAGAAACCGTAGAATCGTTACGTTTGATAGAAAGATTTTAGGAATTTAACGGAGGTGAAGACTTGGTTACAAGTGAACAAATAAAAGAGGCCATCAAGAAGCATAAACTTGAATTACCTCGATTACAAAAATTATATAACTATTATATAGGTAAACATGATATCTTAAATCGTAAATTACCAGATCCCCAAAAGCCTAATAATAAAATTGTTACGGCTTATCCCACTTTAATTATCGATACTACAGTAGGTTATTTCGCTTCTAAACCACTATCCTACATAAGTAAATCCAATAACCAAAATTTCCTATCTGATTTACAGCGTGTCTTTTATTTAAATGACGAAGAAGATATTAACGCTGAAATTGTAAAAAATTTCTCTATTTATGGCAAAACATACGAGCTTTATTACATAGACCAAGCAGGGCATACACGTTTTAATCACTATTCACCTATTGAAATGTATGTGGAAAAGGATTCAAAGCAGAATGTTCTTTTTGGTATTCGTTATTGGGAAGATAGGATAGATAATAATAAAATTACCAAAGTTGAGGCATATGACCATGAAGGAATTTATTATTATGTCTCTAATGGAGATTCTTTTATTCTTGACCCTAATGAACAAAATAAAGAACATTACTTCGGTGAAGTTCCAATTACTATCTATGTAAATAATGAAGAACAGATAGGAGACTTTGAACAATTTATTCCTATGATCGATTCAATTGAGAAAATGTTGTCCGATTCTTCTAATGAATTAGAATCATGGGTTAATGCTTATTTAGTTTTAGCTGGTCACGAAGGAACACAGCCTGAGGATTTACAGAAAATGAGACAAGACGGTGTATTACTACTAGAAAATATTGACCAGGCTAAATTCTTAACGAAAGAAGCAAATGTAGAGTTTCAAAATAACTTCTTTGAGACAATTGATAAATTAATCCATATGCATTCTAACACACCTAAATTAACTTCTGAGGATTTTTCAAGTAATCTTAGTGGTGTTGCACTTGGATTTAAAATTTTCGGTCTTGAATCTAAGAGTATGGTTAAAGAACGTAAGATGGAAAAGGCATTGAGGAAGCGTATTAGATTAATTACTACCATCCTTAATAAACAAGGTAAAGAGTATGAACCGTTTGATATTAGATTCAATTTTGTTCGTAATTTACCTCAAAATGAAGCAGAAGTAACTGATCAAATGACTAAACTTGTCAATATGGTTGACCTAGAAACTTTATTATCATGGCATCCACGTATTCAAGAACCTGCTCAAATTCTTAAGAAGATAAATGAGCAAAAGGATTCGATTGATTTAAATAATGTTGAACAATTCCAGCAGGGTACAAATAATGGACAATCTTCATGATGATTTATTAGCTCTCTATGAATCTATGGAAAAGCTGTCAGAAAAAGAGTTTCATCAAGTCTTAGTTCAATATAAAAACAGTCAAGATAAAGTAAAACAACTTCTTGCTGATTTCTTTATGCGATATGCTACAGATAATGTATTTGATTTTACACAACTACAATATAGTGGAGCATTAAAACGTTTAGATGATAGCATCCAGGAAGAATTGAATACTATTGCTACGTTAGAGGTTGCTGTTGTGACAACTATTTTAGGAACAGTATTTACTCAAAGTTATTACCGTACTGCTTTTCAATTAGAACAAAGTCTTGAAGTTGCTATTGACTTTAATCGATTGAATCAGAATATTGTTAATGAATTTGTTGATTATGATTGGTCAGGTATGCATTATTCTGAGCGTATATGGAATAATCAACAAGCTTTAAAAAATTCTCTTAAATCAATTCTTGTTCGTGGTATTCAAGAAGGAGAAAGTCTTGATAAAATGGCAAGAAAATTTAATAAGCAATTTGGAAGTAAAGCGTATCAATCTCAACGTCTTGTACGTACTGAAACAGCTCGTATTATTTCGCAAAGTAAAGAAAAATTATTTGCTGAAAACAATATGGAAAAGGTTGAATGGTCAGCAACTTTAGAGGGAAATACGTGTAAAGAATGTGCTTCATTAGATGGTAAAGTATTTAAACTATCTGATCCTAGAAGGCCTAAACAACCTCGCCATCCCCTTTGTAGGTGTGATTGGTTACCAGTATTAGATAATTATCAATCAAAAACAAGAAAAGATAATGAAACAAAAGAATATGTCCCTTATCAATCATTTGAAGAATGGGAAAAAGCAAAGTCAATTAATTAGTTGGCTTTTTATTTATGTCTTTTTTCACTTTGCAGACGGTAAAAAGAACAATGTGAAAAAATATATTTTGCGTTTCTAGGGCTAATAAGCGTTAGAAGGGCTAGGAGGTTTTATAAATGGAATTAAAAGATGTAATCGAGTTTTTAGAGGCTAACAAGGAATCTGATGAAGTCAAAGAATATCTTCAGGGCTTTAGGGTTGAACCAAGTGTTGATGAGATTCTAGGAAAATTTGATTCAGATGATCAGTTAAAGAAATGGCTTGAATCTGAGAAGGATAAGCACTTTAATAAAGGACTCACCACTTTCAAAGAAAGAACCATGCCTAAACTCATTGAGGATGAAATTGCAAAACGTAATCCTTCTAATAAGAGTCCAGAAGCTTTAGAAGTTGAAAAGGCTCTTGCAGAAATTGAGCGTTGGAAGACAAAGACTATTCGTGAATCTGTTCGTAACGAAGCTTTAAAATTTGCGACTGATAATAAACTACCTTCTGAAATTGTTGATTATTTTATTTCCTTAGAGAAAGAGGATGATGAGGAAGGTACCAAAAGTAAAGAGTCTACAATGTCCAATCTCAAAAAATTAAAAGATACCTGGTCTAATCATTTGCAGGTTTCAGTAAATGAACGAATGAAAGATAATGGTTTCAATCCTAAAGATACAGGTGGTAAACCACAAACTATAACTCGTGAACAATTAATGGGTATGACATCCGATGAAATTGCAAAACTTGATCAGTCTCTTGTAAATGAAGCATTAAAAAATAGTTAATTAGGACTCTATATGAGTCTTTTTATTTTGTCTTTCAGGCTAGACGTTAAAGAAGTACTACAAAAAATTAAAAGGTATAGGTGATATATAATGGCAGTTACAACATTCATTCCACAAGTATGGGAAGCAAAATTATTAAACAATTTTCATAAGGCATCTATTGCAGATGTAATTACAACTCCTCCAACAGAAATTAAAGGTAACAAGGTTATTTTTAACCGTGTTGGTTCTGTAGCAGTTAAAGATTATGCAGGGTCAGTTACATTTGATGATTTAACTACTACTAGCGTTGAATTAAATATGGATCAAGAAAAATACTTTGCTTTCAAAGTAAAAGATGTAGATAAAGTTCAAGCAGCAGGGGAATTAGTTGATTCTCATACACAAGAAGCAGCAGCAACTTTACAGGAAACTGTTGATTCTTACATTCTTGGCTTATACACTGGTGCACACGCTGATAATACAATCGGTAATGACACTACTCCAATTGCATTAGATAAAGCTAATGTTTATGACTATATCGTTGATTTAGGTACAAAACTTTCTCAAAAGAAAGTACCAAAAGCTGGTCGTTATGTAGTTATTAACTCTGCGGTTTTAGGTCTTCTTTCTAAAGATGATCGTTTCACAAGCAACCCTACTACTTTAGAAAATGGTGTTGTTGAAGGAGCTAAAATTAACGGAATGCAAGTTGTTGTTTCTGAAGAACTTGCAAATGTTACTGGTAAACTTAAAATCATGGCTCTTCATCAATCAGCTATTGGATATGGAAAACAAATTGATGAAACAGAAGCATTACGTTTAGAAGGCGATTTCGCTGACGGTATTCGTGGGCTTATGGTTTACGGATCAGAAGTAATTCGTTCTGAAGCATTAGCAGTATTAACTGCAACAGTAGCATAATTACATAACTAAACTGAGTAGGGGATATCGTTCTCCTACTTTTTTACTATTTATTTAGAGAGGTGATTTGATGCTATTTAAAAATAAAGAAACAGGTCTTGTTTGGGAGGTAACTCATCCTGATCATATTAAGAGATGTGAGAAAGATGATAATTATGAGGAAGTAAAGCCTTCAAAGAGAATCAAACAAAAGCCTAAAAATGATTTGAGTGAGTAGGTGATTTAATTGGATGAAGCTCAAAGAGAGCAAGCAATATATAATCTGGGGACTATCTTAGAAATAAATTCTTCAGATAACGAACGCTTATTAAATTTATATCTTACGAGAGCTATAGATTTAGTTAAAAATGAGTGCAATATTAAAATTTTACCTGTTGATTCATTTAGTTTAATAGAGGATATTTCTATATTTCTTTACCGGAATAAAGGGATAGAGAATATTAAAAGTGAAGGCAAAGGATCTTTGTCAGAAGCTTTCCACGAAAGTTTACCCAAAGATTATATTTCACGTATGAATAAGTTTAAAAGGTTGCGATTTCTATGAGGTTAACTAAACAAGCTTATTTCTTAGACAAGGTTTTTGTTGGCTATGATGTTTTTGGGTTACCTACATATGATGAAGCTCGAAGTGATCCTTTCTATATGGAATTCGAACCATATGGAACACAATTAGCAAGTAGGGATTATGGGGTTAATGTGGCAGAGATAAATTACAGAATGTTTACTCATCCAAATGATCGATTTGAGTTAAACATGATTATTCATCACAAAGAAAAAGAATTTAAGATACTGCAAATCATGGACTATGATAAGCATTATGAAATTCTAGTTCGTTTAGAAGGTAGTGTTGAAGGTGACTAAAGAAAGTTTTAAAACTGCTGTTGCACATGCGAAAAAGAATCGTCAAAAAGTTGCTGAAAATATTGCTATGCTTCTTGAAAGACAATCTAAGTTAAATGCTCCAGTTTCAACAGGTCATCTTAAAAGAAGTACTAACTCTGAAGTTGTACATCAAGAAAATAAGAGTGAGATTTTTATAGGAACAAACGGTGTTGAATATGCAGCAGTTGTTCATGATGGATCGGTGGTTAAGAACATTCAGTCTCAACCATACATTAAAGATTCTGTTGAACTCAGTTTAGGTGAGATTAAAAAGATTATTAGTAAGGGGATGTCATGATGCAAAAAGAAATTCTTGATTACTTATCCTCTGATGCTACTATAGTTAGACTACTTGATCATCGATTTCCAGAATTAACTAAAATAAGTATAAGTAAACCTATTCACCCCGATAAATATCCTTATCTTGTCTATAATATCACCCCATATTCCATATCAATACCACTTAAAGAATATAGATTATCTCTCCACATTTGCACGAAAACTCATAAAGAAAATGAAGATATTCAAGAGCGATTACTAGATTTACTAGATTTAAGCGGTAAACCTGGTTTTCAAATTAAAAATAAAACAATATATCACTCTCGCCTTGTTTCAGGTGGGAGTTTTTTATTTCACAGAAATGAAAACGTTTATGAACAAACAATGTTTTTCCACATTAAAACCAATTAATTGTTGAAAGGATGATATCTAAAATGGCGCAAGAAACAGTTCTTTTAGGTTCAGGTACTTTATTATTAGCTGAAGGCATTGATCCGACATCAGCTACAGAAGAAGAAATTGAAGCAGCATTAGTAGAAGTAGGAAAAATTAGTGAAGGTGCTTCTTTAACATTAGAAAATGAATTCGTGGAGGTTCGTGGGGGGCAAAAGAATCAAATTATTGATACTTTCCAAACGAATGAAACAGTTACTTTTTCAACAGGTATTTGTACTTGGGATTTGAGCAAGATGAGTAAATTTACATCTGCTTCTTATACAGAAGATAAAACAACTGGTAAAAGACGAATGGGGATTGGTGGGCTTCCGATGGTAAAACCTTCGTATCTTCGTTTTGAGCATGAGAAGAAAGATGGTTTTAAGATCAAAATTAATATGTTTAAAGCACAAAACCAAGCAGGTCTTACGTTGAACTTTAATAATGAAGATCCTTCAGTACAAGAATACGAGTTTAAATTACTTGCAGATAACTCTAAATCAAATGGAAACTTAGTTGAAATTGTTGAGGAATTTGAGCCAGTTACACCCTAAATATGCCGTTGATATAGGCGGCACTTTAAAAAAATGAAATTTATCTTAGGAAGGATTTATGTCCTTCCTTTTTATCTTAAGGAGTGAAAATCAATGGAAACGTTAAATTTAAATGCACTTGTTGCAAAAAATATCAAGATAGAATTAAAAGATCAAGAGTACATTATCCCTGAACAACCACCAATGGATTTTGTTATTCAACTACAAGAAATACAAAGTAGAGGAGCTAAAGAAAAGAAAGCTGATAAGCAATTATCATTATTAGTGGAAGTTTGTAAGGTAATTCTTAATCAGGATGAAAGTAAAAATGTTGATGAAGAATTTGTTAGAAAGAATCTTACTTTAGCTCAGATGAATAAACTCGCTCAATTCTATCAGGAACAAATTGAAAGGGCAGCAAAAGACCCAAACTAATGTTACCGCATTTACCTACTAACAAAAAGGATAGTAGTTCAAATGCGGTTTCTTCATTTATAAATACTCAATTAGATATACATATGTCTAATTTTGCTTATTTAGGTAGAAAAACTGGTCTTAATCATTATCAGTTATTAAAACTTCCTTATTCGATTTATCTCTTATATCTAAAACATCATCAAATTTTAGACCTTCAAGAGACTCAGGAAGGAAGAGATTATTTAGCAAAACTTTCACGTTTAACAAATAAAGAAGCTGATTTATCAAGTCTAAGAAGGTTTGGTGGATACAAAACTCAAGAGAAGGTTGGTGAGTAAACTTGAGTGAAATATCAGCAGGTAAATACGGTGCTACGTTAACACTCGATGATAGTGAATTTGTCGAAGGTATGGAAAATGCTGAAAAGAAAATGGACAGTTTTACAGGGAGTGTAGATAAGAATACTTCTGATGCTGGAAAGAAAATGAGTGGCTTTGGTGCTGGATTAGGTACAATAGCAGCCGGAGCCGTTGCCGGATTAGGTATAGCCCTAGTAGGTGCAGGAGTAGCAGGCGTAGGAATGGCAGATGACCTTCAAAAATCATTGAATAATTTACAAGCTTCTACGGGTGTTACTGATGAAGAGATTAAAGGTATGGAAGAAAGTCTTAAGAATATCTATAATGCTAATCTCGGTGAATCCTTTGACGATATAGCAACATCAATGGCTTCTGTAAAGCAAAACACAGGTTTAACTGGTAAAGCTTTAGAAGATGCTACTAAAAATGCTTTATTACTTCGTGATACATTTGAAATGGATGTTACTGAGACAACTAATACCGCAAACTCATTAATGAAACAATTTGGAATTACCTCTGAAGAAGCATTTAATTTGATTGCTCAAGGCGCTCAAAATGGTGCTAATAAAAATGGAGACTTATTAGATTCATTAAATGAATACGCGCCTCAATTTAAGTCAATGGGATTTAATGCTGAACAATTTACTAATGTATTAATTGACGGGGCTCAAAATGGTGCTTTCTCTATTGATAAAGTAGGTGATGCAGTAAAGGAATTTAATATACGCGCTAAAGATGGATCGAAGACTTCAGCGGAGGGGTTTAAATTACTTGGTTTGAATGCTGATGATATGACTGATGCATTTGCTAAGGGTGGCGATACTGCTCAAGAAGCATTCAGTCAAGTAATGACTTCATTAAATTCAATTGAAGATCCTGTAAAGAAAAATGCAGCAGGAGTAGCACTTTTTGGAGCCCAATTTGAAGATTTAGAAGCAAATGGTGTTGCAGCATTAGCGAATATTGGTAACACTGCAAGTCTATCGAAGGATACTTTAGGTCAAATTAATGAAATAAAGTATGACTCCTTTGGTGAAGCGATACAAGGTATAGGACGTAACTTACAAACAGGACTATTATTACCTCTAGGTGAAATGGTTTTACCAATGCTAAATACCTTCGCCAATTGGATCAATGAACGAATGCCATTACTTCAAGAAATATTCTCCTCAGTTTTTTCAACTATCAATTCTTTAGCCACAGACGTTTATAACTTCTACAAAGAAAATCTTATGCCCACTTTTTCAGATTTTGGATCTAGTGTTAGCACTCTTTTTCCTACAATTAAATCAATTTTCGAAACAGTTTTCGATGCTATAGTAAAAGTAGCTAAAATAGTATGGAATTTCTATAAAACAAACTTATTACCGATATTTTTAAGTTTTTATGATTGGATATCAGGAAATATGCCTACTATAAAGTCGACTATTCAAAATGCATTCGATGCAGTAGTTAAGGTTGCTTCTAAAGTTTGGGATTTCTTCCAGTCTAATCTATTGCCAATTTTATCAAGCCTGTTTGAATCAATACAAAGTAAAATGCCAAAGATTCAAAGTATTACAGAGACGGCATTCAGCCTGATCAAAAATGTTGTAGAAACGGCCTGGGACGTATTTGAGAATATGCTATTACCAATCTTAAAAACTCTATGGGATTGGATAAAACCTCATTTACCTAAAATTGGATCAATTGTAGAGGGAGCTTTTGATGTCATAATTGCTGTTGTAGAAACGACAATAGGTGTTTTTGAAGATGTAACTAACGCAATTAAAACGGCTATTGACTGGTTGACATTTTGGGATAACAAAGAACCAAAAAAGAAAACATTAACTGTTGAGGAAAAAAGAACTGGTGTTGGTGGAAATGTTCCTCAGTATGCTGTTGGTACTCCTTTTGTTCCAAATGATCAATTAGCATTAATACATAAAGGAGAGGCAATCATTCCTGCAAAATATAATCCTTTTAACAAGAGTAATAATATGCAATCATTAGGTGGTAGCTCCCCTGTATTAAACACAGAACTACATATCCATATGCCTCTTCAAAATGCTGTAACAGAAGAAACTGCTAGAAAGATTGCACAAGTTGCCGTTCAAGAATTTAAGGGACATGTTATTGGAAATTTAAAAGGTCGAGGTGTTATATTTTAAACTTTCCATAAAGAGAGGTTATAAACACTTTGAAGCGAGTATTAAATAGTTAGTCATGTTCTAATCATGATTAGTTATTTAATACTCGCTTTTTTTGTTTTTTCAAGAAATTGTATAATTATAGATAATAGTGTAATATTTTATTAGATTCGACAAGAAAGGAAGTTAATATGGATTCACAGCTTATATCTTCATTAATTGGTGGTATTGTTGGTGCATTAGTCGGTGGGGCATTCCCTTTTTATATCTATAAAAGAACCGAATCTAAGAAGATGAAAGAAAAGAGACTTGAAAATTTACTGTTATTAAGAACTGAAATTGAATATATAATGTATAGGGCAGATGATTTAAATTTTGAAATTAAAGAATCTAACTTTAAGAAAGACCGAGAGTTAATTCAATCTACACTTGCAGATATTCGCTCATTTATATTAACGGATATATTCGAGACTCAGAGGAAAATACCACATCTTTCTATATTTATTGACACAGAGTTTTATAATAAGTCAGTTAGTTTTATAGAAGCTACAACTTTACATCTAGGAAAGAAAGAGAATGAGATGAAGGATTTTCTAAACTATTCTCATCCAGAAGAAAGTGAAAAAAGGATTGAAAAATATGTTGAATCTAGGATTCACATGTTAGAAACAATTAGTGATGAATCGAGAAAAGTACATAAATTAATAATGAGTAAAATAAATTTATATTATAATGACTACCAAAAAAAATATATATAAAAAACTTCCTAGTTTAAAGGAAGTTTTTTTATTTGGACAATCTCCCCATCAAACGTCCTGTGATTTTACCTACAATTCTTCTTCCAATTCGTTGACCAATTTTACCTTTTTTCACTGCGTTAACATCTCCTAAAATTTTAGCCGAACCATAAAGTAAACTTCTAATCTTATTAATAGACATTTAATCCATCTCCTTAAAACTAGTAATAATATTAATACGAATATACCATAATAAGGATTCACGAAATATATAATAAGCCCCTTTATTTCACAAATAGGGGCTTGATCGCTTTAATGGATGGTATAATCTAATTCACTTTTCCCAAAATAAGTTGCTGCAATTACTTTGTATTTCCCTTCATCAATTATCGGTAACAATGAATCGTCTGTACACTGCTCATGTGTAACTGTGTATGCTTCATCAATCTTTGCAAATTCATTTCCATTCTTAAACCATTTTCCACAGATAGGACATCTTACCTTAACCATTAAAAAACCTCCTTAAAATTTATACTTAAGAAGTTCTCTAAATAGTCAAATAATCCTATTAAGGAAAGGTAAAAAAATGTAAATTTGTGTAAAAATATCAGTTCTCTGCTATCTCATTAATAGTATCTTTATTTTCATTTAAATCTTCTACAGTTTCCATAACCATTTTTACCATCTGGTATCCACGTACCATTTTATTTACTTCCTTTGGTGTTAATCCTTCCTTTTCAAACTGTTCAATAACTTTCAACCATTCATTATTCACAATAATCATTCCTTTTTACTTGATAAAACTAGATTAATAATATAAAATGAACATATGTTCGCTTTTGTTATATTATAAGACCCTAGCCGTGGAAAAGCTAGGGTCTTTATTTTTATAGGGATAAATAAAAGATGAAACTGTATTATAATTAAAATATACCAAATAGGTAATATATTATTTTCAGGGGGTTTTATTGATGAAAAAATGGACTTTTTTACTCTTTGCCTCGATTCTATTAGCAGGTTGTACAGATGCAGAAAGTGAACAATCAATAGAAAAAGAGGAACCTGTAGAAGAAGTAGCTACTACAGATATAGAAACAGACACAGAAATAAATGGAGAAGATACCACTGAACTTGAAGAAGAAACAGTTGTAGAAGAAGAATCGACACAAGAAAATACTGATCTATTCACAGGCTATGATCTAATAGAAGTAGATGGTGGTGATTTATCTGGTTATCGTGAAGCGAACGTAGTAGTGGATATTGGTTTTGGAGATCGCGAATATTGGGCATTTACTAATGAGCACGGTCAATTAGTACGTGTAATCGCTGAAAAAATTACTCTACAAGATGATGATAACGAACCTGTAACTTCTTCTGGAAGATACTATTCTGATGAAGCTAAGGTTCCTGGAGTCGAGAGTGATATTTTAGATGAAGGACATATTATTGCTGATTCTCTTGGTGGTGTATCAAATGCTTACAATATTACTCCTCAAGAAAGCACACTTAACCGACATGGTGATCAAGCTTATATGGAAGATGCCATTCGTAAAGCTGGAGGGGCTACTAATTTTGAAGCAATAATCACATATCCTGATACTGAAACTCAGATTCCATCAAGTTATAAATATACTTATACTTTAATGGGTAACGAGATTGTTGATACATTTGACAATATTAATCCTGATGAAGTTAACGAATCTCTTGGTCTAACAGAAAGTGAGCCTTCAACTAACTCAAATACAGAAGGTGATATTTCAAGTGTTGATACAAATGGAAATGGACAGGTTACAATTAGTGAAGCAAAAGCTGCAGGTTTCAGTATGCCGATAACTAGCGACCATTGGCTTTACCAATACATGGATGACCGAGATGGTGATGGTATGGTGGGAGAGTAAGATCAATGTTCTAAAATGTAGTAAATGATTAAATATTAATAAGCCCTTCAATTCGCAGGGCTTATTTTTTTCATTATTATCTTATTTTAATTTTGTTTGCAATTAACTTATTTTCCTCATTTTTAGTTAAAAATCCCTTTTCAATTAATTCTTTAACGGTTGCCCTTATAACCTTTTCACTCTTACCAGTCCATCTCATCAATTCTTTTAGTGTAGGACTCCCTCCATGAATAGAAGTATTAAAGTAAATTCGGAAAATTTTCCTCTCAAGATCACTATACATTAGCATCACACTCCTATGTACATTATAGAACAAATGTTCTAATTTTCAAGGATTAAAGAATCTGGAAAAAATTCGACAAATTGATAATTTTTGTTGCCTATATTTTATTATTGCTTTAATATAATTATTAGAGGTGTGCTACATATTGATACATTTTGTTATTTTTTATCTATATGTTGTGTCTCGTTTAAGGATAGGTGCCAATTTGGCAAAAAGGTAATCTGGTGAAAATCCAGAACTGTAAACGCAACTGTAAGTGTGATAAGCTGAGATTGACCACTGTATATTAGGTATGGGAAGGCTCAAAGTAGGACAAGCACAAGTCAGGAGACCTGCCTACACTTAGTCTTTAAAGTTTAATTTAAAGAAAAGTGAAGGGAGGCTTATTATGGACATACTTTCGATACTGGAGAATATTATCTCTGATTTGATAGTTTTTGGTATAATAGGCTTAATAGTTACTTATAGAATATCCATAAGAATACAAAAGAAAAAATAATTAAGATGGATTTATCAACCCTTTCAAACATTGAGAGGGTTTTTTATTTATTATTTTCCTTCAGCGAGTATTATATTTACTAATTTATCCTTCTTACATGAACTACAATCTTTTTTCTCACGATTAATACTCCCTTGACTCTTCAATTTATTGCAAATTTGGTTAATTTGCTGCCTTGGTTTTATATCTAATTTTTCAGATAAGCAATCATCACAGTAATAATTACTCTCCTTAAAGATAAACCCCAATACTAATTCTGTATTTGACAACTTTATCATTCCTCTACTTCAATAATTTTTGCAAGATCATCAACTTTACATCCTAATATATGAGCAAGAATAAATGTTTTTTCAAATGAAGGTGTACTCAACCCTTTTCTCCAATTATAAACAGTTTTCTTGCTAACCCCACCTACACTTCTAGCAATAAAATCATCTCTTAAGCCAGATTCCTCTATTTTTTTACCTATATTACTTTTCACTCTCATTTACATCACCTGTGTTATTAATTCTACTCTATTGATGGACAATCCTTTATGAAAAAAAATTTACTTAAAACGTAAAAAATTTGGAAATACGACAAGCTTTATACCATATAGTATATCAAGAACCGAAAAGGAGCTGATGTATCAATGGAAAGACAAACAAAGCGTGTAGCTACAAAGGAATATAGAAATCTAGCACGAGTTGAATATGCCTTAAGACTAGTAAAAAACCATAAAAAAGGAATGGTATTTTTAACAGATGAAGGTAAGCAACACTTATCAAAAATTATTATGAGTGACGTGAAATGATTGCCTATTGCGGAACCTGTGGGGAGGTAACGGAACATGAAGAATTACGGTGTAAGAAATGTGGTTGTTGAGCTGCTAGAGAAACATGGGTATGACGATGTGATCTTGATTGAATCGTTACTATATTACCTGGAAGATACCTTAAAAGAGAATTGCGCTTTATATCTCGATTTAGTGGAGGGTCTTAATGAACATCATGTTAATAGTGGGAGTGCATGGAGCCATGATCGGAGCCTTGCACTTCCTGGAAAGTAAAGATGTATTTGAGGTCAATTGGGAGTTTTTAAAGATTGGGTTGATGTGTGAAGCTGGGTTCCTGTTGTGGAAGTTGGTTCAAGGGTTAGGGGTGTTCTTATGAAGCTAAAGGATAAATGGATCGCTTATATAGATAGTAAGAAATCAAGATCCCTTCAAACAGGAAAATGGGGGAGGGTTCTAAAATAAAAGCACGCTTGTTTTATATGTCGGTTGTGGTTGTCTTAGTAGGGGTTATTTTATCGTCAATTTGCCAAGCAGTTGATAGTCATAAGGAATATACACATGAAATGTCACTAGGTGAAGGGTAGAAATGACATTGGAAATTCAGTGTTTTTCAGTTGTCCACTCGATTAGTGTATATGTACATGAAAGTGAAACTTAATATGTATTAAGGTGATGTTATGCTAATTTCTTTTTTTTCTCCTTTTCTTCTCGCTGCTGGCGCACTTTGGCTCGGCCGAAGGAATTGGAGCGACCAGGATAAAATCCAGAAAATTTTAGAGGTTCTTGAAGTCAGAGAAGGTGATAAAGTTAGAAAATTTAAGTTGTTGAGGAAGGATTTCATTAACGATGACAAGTCTTTAGGTGTGGAGTATGTCTATAAAATCCCTCTTAAAGTTAGTATGGACGATATAGAACGACTTTATCCAAAATTACGTGATGGGATTAATGTGAAGCGTGAAGGCAAGCAGAAGCATGTAGAAATTGAATACGATGGAGCATTAAAGATCAAGGTGTATGAAAATCCGGTACCAGATAAAGTGGAGTACAATCGAGAATTAATTCAACTATGTAAGAAGTGGCAAGTACCATTAGGCGATACATTTGAGGGTAGTGTCTTTCATGACTTTGACTCTATCCCTCATATGCTAGTTGCCGGGACCACGAGATATGGTAAAACAGTCTACCTCAAAAACCTTATTACCACATTAACGGTAAACCATCCAGAAGAGGTCATATTCAGTCTTATTGATTTAAAGGGTATGTTAGCCTTCGCACGATTTGAAAACCTACGACAAGTCAAATATACGGCTTCTAATGCGTATGAAGCGATGGAAGTATTAACACATGTCGTTACTGAAATGAACACTCGTATGAGCAAGTTTAGAGGGAGGTATGAAGATGTTAAGGAAGCGAATATATCTCAAAGACATTTTATTATTGTCGATGAAGGGGCGCAGCTATCTAGCAAGCAAACGAAAGACAAAAATTTACGGAAGGTGTTAGCAGAGTGTGAACGATTAATGGAGGAAGTAGCACGTCTTGGAGCCGGGTTAGGATTCCGTTTGATATATGCAACTCAATATCCTTTACGTGAAAATCTTCCTCCTAACATTAAAATGAACTGTGATGCAAAGCTCGTGTTTCGCTTACAAAATGATATTGCAAGTCGTGTGGTTATGAATCAAGATGGAGCCGAAAAGTTACCTCGTAAAAAAGGAGCGTATCAAGGCGGTAGAGCTATATACATGACGGATGCTCCTTTATTAGTGCAAACACCTTTCATAACCAATGAAACCATAGAAGAACTGATAGAGCCTTACAAGGTGGTTAAGAATGATGAATACAATCGAAAAAAGCAACCAGAGGAAAGAACAGATTTTGTTGAGTTTGGAAACTTACGGATTCCTGTCAACAAGTCAGATGCAAAAAATACATGATTTAGGTAGCTATAGAAATGCGTGTCGTGTGCTTAAAAATCTAAGTGAGTACATGAATATCAAAAGGCTAACAGAAAACGTATACTATTTAAATCGCAAGGGACGAGAATATATAGGTAGTGATCAAAAGTCTTTAACGGCAAATATGCAGATTTCCCATATACTCATGAGAAATGAAATGTTAATCTACATGAAGCCAAAAAGATGGCAGATTGAACAACCAGTTATAGACGGTAATGGGAAAGTCTTAGTTAAACCAGATGCCTTGTTCGAGATGGAAAAATGGATGTTTATTGAAATAGATAACACCCAGCAGCTAATTGTGAACAAAAGGAAGATAGAAAAATACGCAGAGATTAAGCGCAGCAACATTTTACACAACTCACTCGGATATTTCCCACAGCTTATTTTTCTCACTAAAAGTGACAAGAGAAAGGAACGCTTGGTAAAGATGTGTAGAGAGCATCAGGTACGTCATATGGTGTATTTATTAGATGATATAACATGACCACTATCTCATGATGGTGGTTTCTTTTTTGTTTCTATATAATAGTTAAATTTATCTATCAGGTTTCTCACCAGGAATTATCTCAAGTAACTCTTCTATTCTACAATCGAGCGCAGTACATAGTACTTCTAATGTGTCAAACTTAATGCCGTCTGTTTCTTCTTTGTATAAACGTGTGATTCCGTTTCTGTGTAATCCGGTCAACTCAGCCACGTCACTAATTTTTAATTTTTTCTCACCCATGATTCTAGATAAATGAACTTTTATCATTATGATCAACCGTCCTCTCAATATCTCTTTATAAATTATATACTGTAATGAACATTTTTACAATTAATTGTTGACAATGCACACCGTAGTGTATATTATGTAATTAAGAGTTAACACTAAGGTGTGCAAAATGAATCATAAATAAATATTTTGTCTACTGTAATGTGAAAGGAGTTGATAAAAAATGCAACAAGTCAAAGTCTTAATCGAAGTATCATCTGTAGAAGTAGAAGAACATGTGGCTTACAAATTAGATGAGGACAATGTTGTTTATTATGATGAGAATATTTTTTGGTTAACAAAAGTTGTATCAACTGAAGGGAATGGAGTTTATCGTCAAGATCCAAAAGTTGCTAGGGTTATTATCGGTGAAGGTGAATTTGATAAACCTGAGTTAGTCATTCAATTTATCGTAGACACAGCAAAGCGAATTAACTTTTACGACTATCTCATAAATTTTCACAACAGAAGAGAGCCATTCGACTTCAACATCTTAAAGTTTCAATGAGAGGTGAGCCAATGAATAAAATTAAAGCTGCTTTTTTAATCAGTTTTGTGTTGGTGTTTGAATCAGTATTATTGCTTGCTCTTTATCAATAATGAAGTTAGGAGAGGGGAAAATGGCAAAAGAAAAATTTAAACTTGTTCCATTTCTAAAGCAGCCAATTTTATTAGAGGATTATCGAATTAAAGATATGGAAGATCAATACAACGAAGTTTATGACAGTATGCTTAGATATCAATCTGAACACAACAAAGAAAAAGCTGCTGACATCATGTGGAATTTAAATTCATTGGTAATGAAGATTGGCTATAAATTTGTAGAGGTTAAATAAAAAACAAAATCCTAAAATTAGGGAAAAGGGAGAGGTTATCATGTTACAAACTGTTGAGATAAAGAAAGTATATAGTTTTTCTGTTAATAATATTTGGGACTTAACTGACAATATTGAAATTGCAAAAGCTGATAAGGAGTTCACTCTCGCAACTCTTGAGGATTTGAACGATATGGCATGTGGTGGTTACATAATTGATGGTCAAATTGAAACAACTGATGGAATTTATCATTGGTACGAAGAAACAACAGTAGATGAGCATGGGTTTGAAGATTTCACTTGCGAATACAGATTAGTCCAGTAAAAAACTCTCCTATCTGAGAAATAGAAGAGTCTCATTTAGAGGCGTATTAGCGTACGTCTCTCTAAAAAATCATGTATACAACTGAATACAAACTATTCAGATGCCTTTCTATTGTAATTTTGTTTAAGAATTATTTCAAGAGGGAGGCATATTTTTCGATGCTTAAATTCTGGATGTTTGCAAGGTGGATGCCGACTAACACCTTGAGAAAAATAAACTTGAAAAGTGTGACGAGCTACTGCAATAAATTTTGTCTAGGTGATAATCGATGTGCCCTATTACATCAAATCACTGAATGGAGAAAGCTGCCACATATTGAAAGTGCTGAGCGAAGGAAGGGTAGAACGTTTACGGACGTTGTAGGACGAATCATAAGTAACTATACCTTTATCATGTCTTGTTAATAAAATAAGGGGATATTAGGTATCTGAAAAGCCAAAGTGTAAGGATACAGGATAGTGAAACTGTCAGGGCTACTTGAAACAGTAGATTTGTTTTGGAGAAATCCAAGCGATAATAGGGGCACACTGCGGACACCTTGTAATTCCCAGATTCAGCATCGTCTATCTTATTGATTGCTTATTTTTTTTGAGCTTTCAATAAGGTAGACAACCTTGCATCCTTACGTTTCCTTGTGTCAAGCCCGATTCAGTCAAAGTTCAAAACAAAAAGCAAGAGAAAAATAAAAAAGTTCTAAAAATTGTTTCTGAGAATATAGTAATATGTTGTTCACTCACAAGTTTATATCTGTTAAAATTTATCTATAATCTTAACAGTAGGTGAACAATTTGAAAGTAGCTGTATATACCAGGGTAAGTACTAAACATGAAGCACAAATTTCTTCAATGAAAAATCAAAAAGACTATTACAGTAAATATTGTGAAAAAGAAGGATATGACATGGTGGCTTTGTATGCAGATGAAGGTTTAAGTGCTACAAGTGCTAATCGTAAAGAGTTTCTAGAAATGTTAACAGATGCTGGACTTGAAATCACTAGAGACTTAGAAACAAACGAAATAATAAGGTTTAAGGCATCAAAAAGAAAGCCGAAATTTGAACGTATCATTACAAAAGACATAACAAGGTTTGCTAGAAACGTAAATTCTGTTGAAATTGTTCGTGCTTTATGCGATAAAAAAGTTTACATTTATTTTGAAAATATGGACTTGAATACTGAAAAGGATAATTGGGAGTTTGAATTTAATCTTTTTATGACTTTTTCTCAACAAGAATCCATAGACAGATCTAAAAAAGTTTCGTTTGCATATAGGGAAAGAATGAAAAAAAATATTTACCATATGAGCACTCCTTTATACGGTTACGCTTACGATGAAGAAAAAGGTGAGTATGTAATTGATGAAATAGAAGGTAAAGTCGTTAAAGAAATTTTTAATTTTTATGTTAATGATGGACTTGGTACAAAAGCTATTGCCCTAAAATTAAACGAACGAGGCTTAAAAACCAAAAGAGGTAAAGAGTGGAGAGGTTCGACAATTAAAGATATGATCAAAAATGAAAAATATAAAGGTCAAGTTGTCTTTAATAAATACACTAACACAGGTGTAACTTCTGGCAAAAGAAAAATTAAACGTGATCCTAGTGAATGGAAGTATGTGGATGATGCAATAGTTTCTATTATCGATAAAGAACAATGGGAAAAGGCACAAGAAATAATGGCTACGAGAACTAAAGAAACTCCAAGTGGAAGTAAGATTGGTTCAAAAAAAGTAAAGAATATTTTCTTTAATAAAATTAAATGTAGTAATTGCATTGTGGATTATACAAGAGTGAGTGGAACTAAGAAACGTAAAAATGGTGAGAAGGTAACAGAATACACCTATTATTGTAAGAATAGACGTATGTTTGGTTCTTGTGATATGCGAGGTATTTCCCATAAAGTTCTAGAAAGAGAAGTAAATAAACTTGCTAATGGAAAATTACACGAAATACTTAACTTAAACTTAAATGAAGAAAGAGAACGAGCGAACAGTATATTTGAAAAATTGTATGATAAACGTAAAAATGCTGAAGAATCGAAAATGTTAATTGAAGATCAAATACAGAATATTTCTAATCAAGTTACTAAATTATTTAATAGCTTTTTAAATGATGATTCAAGTGAGTATGTAGTAAAAGCAGCTAAAGAGAAGATATCTCAATTAGAAGAAGAAAAAGAGAAGTTAGAAAAGCAATTATTCAGTTTTGACTTCTTGGAAATAGACAGAGTTGAAAATAAAGTTAGAGAGAGATTAGAAATAATTCAACGACTATCTAAAAGAAAAACGTATGAATTTGATGAGGTATTAGAAACAATTAAAAGAATAATTGTTCACCCAAACAAACATATAGAGTTTTATATTAACTCACCTACAATTGTAACGTTTGTATTAGAAGGAAATTTAGATAATATTGAGGATCAATATATAACACTAATACATAGTGTGGATTATTGA